CTTGTGAAGTAAGTTCTCCACGTTGAGCAGCCTGTTGTAGTTGCTGACCTTGTTGTTGATAAGGTGTGGCTAACGCCTGTGTTTCTGTTTTTGCTTGCTGTGCAGACTGTCTAGCTTTATTTGCCTGGTTGGCAGCAATAAGAGCTTGTGCAAGTCCACTAGCACCTCTCACGGCAAAGTCAGGCTTACTCAAATATTCTGTTAATTTATCTGTATAACTAGTTTTGTCAGCTGTAGTGCTTGGTGCAACAGCAGCAGCTCCCACATCAGTTGCTACTTTTGGAGCAGTAAAGTCATATTGCGGGGCAATATATGGCGCATTAGCTTGAAAAGAGGGAGAAGGTAAAGCCCCTAACGCTGGTGCTTGACCAGGTTGTGGAATTGCTAACGTTTGATTGTAATCAGGCAATCTTAAAGAATCTGATGATGCAGGAGGGTTTGCACTTACTCCTGAAGATAAACCGTATAAAGAAGAATCAGAAGCGGCAGGAGTAGCAGTTTCTACAGGAGCAGCAGTTCCTTGGGGAGCTTGAACGGGTTCAGTAGCGGGAGATGCTCCAGCAATTTGTAAAGAATCTTCTAATTCGTAAGACGGAATACCTTCTGGGGTGATGCGCCCAGAGCCTCCTCTATCTTTTAAAAGCTGGGCTTCTTCTTCGTTAATATAGGCTAATTTGTGCCCTGGAGGGGCTTTCTTTTGCAGTAATTTAGCTATCTGGCGCACATCCGTGCCCATATTTGTTAGTTTTCTGACTGCTTTCATATATTTAGCCCTTCTTTCAAAGATGAATATTTATCCCCCCAAACCAATTGCGGTGCTTTCCCCGTGCTGGGGTCTAATTCTGTTCCACCAGGTTCACCACCAGTTGTGCTAGACGTTGTACCCGTTGTTGCTGCGCTAGTACCGCCTATAGGCAAACTACCTAAGTTTGTATTTAACGCTTTAGGTGCATTTCCGTAAATAAACAACCCAGGATTGTACGGTTCTTGTACAGAACCACCAGGTGTTTGTGTTGTAGTTGGAACAATTCCTGTATCTGGTTGACGAGATGCTGAAATATCAACATTACCTAAATCAGGTTGACGAGAACCCGTAATTAAAACATCAGGCAATTCAGTAACGCCCAGGTCTTTTTGTGCCTTAATCGTAACTGGCTGTAATTGTGCACTTGGTAGATTCTGATTAGGAGGCGTTGCAGGTAAATTTGTTACACCTAAATCTGCGGGTAATCTGGGCGCAGTAACCGTAACAGCATTTAAATCTGCAGGTGAACCAGGGGTTGTTGGCGTAGATGGCAACGCAGTTGTGCCTGTATCTGTGGGAGGAATACCTTGCGCTGCTTGATTTTGAGCAAGTATTTCACTAACTCTAAAATCAGACTCTGCATTTGCTGCTCTAGTATCTGCTCTTGCTGCTGCTTTTTGTGCTGCCGCTTCCTCTGCAGATGTTCCAGATGAATATCCAGAAGCTAATCCGCTGAGTGCAGATATGGCATTGCCACCCGCCTCTGTTGCACCGCCCACTGCGCCCCCTACAGCCGTGGCTACAGGTTGACCAGCTCCCAGTGCTTGTGCAGTAGATGCAGATAAAGAACCCGCTGCACCTGCAGTAGCGTTTTCAAGTATTTGTGATGGATTACCACCCTGTGCTGCAGTCTTGACCGCCCCAGCAACACCAGAAGTTAATGCGTTTACTGCGTTTTGGTTTCCACCTTCGTAAATAAGTGCTTTTGCTGCGTCATTAGCACCTGTACTGACAACTGTACCAATAGCAGCGTTTTGTATAGCTGTGTCAAGAGGAACACCTGCAGCCACCTGCGCCCCAGCTTGTAATGTTGCTCCAGCAATAGCAGTTGCAGTTGCAGAAGAGACTCCTAAAGCACTAGCTATAGACGGAGCTAATGCCTCTGCCATGCCAGGTATTGCAGCAGCCGCAGCTATTTCAGCAATAGCGGTAGGATTACTGAGGATTTGATTTAAAAAACCACCACCTGATTGAGAATCTAAAACCGCACCAGTTTTATCATCAATCAAATACATAGTCCCATCACTACCTTTTTGCCAATGAGATACCTCTTGTGGCAGTTGGGCAGCCTGTTGCTCTATATTGTCGCCTTCAAGGACTCTTGCCGCTGTTGCCATTAGTTAACTCCCAACGCAGTAGCTATTTGCGTATGTATGTCATTATGTACGCCTATCCAATCATAGAAATCATCTTCTACGTTAAAGTCTGCGTCTAGCAATTGAAAAGGATTGTTGAGGTACAAGATGTTAGCTAAAGACTCGTGCATCTGGTTGTGTATAAGTAACCAGTCATCAATGTTAGATGGGTCTATATCTTCTATAGGATAAAAAGGCGTAGCTATTCCCTTACTAATTAAAGTCTGAAAGAATAACTGATGCTGTAGATAGTTCTCAAACTCAAACCGTTTAAGACCTTCTAAATCACCAAATTCAACATATGATAAATCATCAAAGTTCAACTTTTGTCTGCCTTGTTATCTAACTTGTTAAATATCTGCTTACAAATATCTTTAATTTCGTCTATATCTCTGTGATAGTCTTCTTTTGTTACATAGTCTCTAGGCATAGCACGAACATCTGAATCTAAACGTTCTATAGCCTTAGTAATGTTGTTAAGTACCCATCCTGCAAGAAACGCTGCAATAGTTACTACTATGTCAAAGATTTGTTGTAATTCCATTTAAGCCACTTTTACAATTATTGTTGTCAAGTTGTTAACTACAGATATAACTTTACCAACTGATTGCATATACTGTTGAAGTGTCATTGCAGATTCTGATACTGCTTCACCGCCAATAGATCCGTCTTGTTTTGCAACTGGAACAATATATTGCCCTGCAGATGCACCTGTTACATTGACTGGAACTTGACCACTAAATGCAATTCTGTCTACCAACGCTCTGGCAGTTTCTACATCTGCATTAAAGGATGATAAAGCGGTATTATATTGAGTAAGTTCTGTTTGATAGTTTGCTTCAATAGTAGCCCATTGCTCATCAGACTCATCTTTTCTTGTTGGTTCTGTTGGCTTTGTTGGTGCAGTTAAATGAGAACCCCATGTGTCGCCACCAACAAGACCAGGGTTTGTAGATTTAACTACAAAACTTATTGCATTTGCAAATACATTTGTTAATTTACCATTTACATCTATACCGCAAACGTCACCTTTGTTAATAATAAAATCACCCGCCTTGGTCATATATTCAGCATAGTCAGCACCAGATTGATTTACTGTACCTGCGGCATTTAAAGAACGACCTGTACCTCCATTTTTTTGCAAATATAAAACAGATGCTGATGCTGTATTAGCTCCAGTTGTATCTGCGTTTGCTATTGCGGCTGAAAAGTTATTGGTTGCACCTGATGAATAAGAACTCCCTGCAAATATTGCAAAAGTTCCAGAATTATTTGCGGTTAAAGCGTGATAAGAACCGCCAGGGTTATATCCCGAACCCGTTTGCAAATATGAACTATTACTTAGTGTCATTGCTTGGGTAAATGTAATAGCATTACCAGCAGTTCCTGATGCTGCTGTATACCAACTGTGTACGCCATTTAATTGTTGATAGGCAGCGGCATAGTTGGTGTTAATGTAAATATCGTTTGTGCCGTTGTAATAGCGGTTTGAAGATACCAACACTTGAGAAGTATTTGTTCCCCCATTAATTGAACCAGAAGCTCCAATTTGAATCGCTTTTTGCGTTGACACCCAAGCACTAGGAGTAACACCTACACCCACGTTTTGAGATGTATCTATTGTTACCGCAGTATTGCCATTTGTTACCATCGTAACAGCACCATTAGCACTTGCTATAGAAACATTAGATGTACCGTTAACAATAGAATTTGTACTTACGTTACTTGTACCCCCCTGTATAGTCACATTTGTAAGCGTCACATTACCAAGGCTTGTAACCGTATTTCCGAGAGCAACAGATGTATTACCAATAGTTACCGAACTATTTGCAAGAAAATTATTAGGTATGCCAGAAGCCACACTACTAATAGTTACGTTAGCAAGAGCTACGTTAGCAAGCGTAGTAACTGTGTTTCCAAGAGCAACTGATGTTGTTCCTATAGTCACAGGCGTAGCAAAGTTTGTATCTAACTCTGATAGCGGTATTGATGATGTTGCACTTGCAAATGTATAAGGTACGCCAGACATATTAGAACCTCACTCTTAATTCATGTTCAAATTCAAATGTGTTAACAGTAAAAGCAGGATTGCTAGAAGTCATTGTTAACCCTAAATACTTTCCATATTGTGCAGCATCTGACTTATATAAGAAATAGCCAGACTGCAACAACCACGCAATTGTTTGACTAGAAAAATTAGTCCACCCTATTGCATTATTACTATTGTTTATCCACGTTGCCGTAGAATTAGAAAGAACATACGGGCTACTAGAACCCGTCTCACTGTCCACAGTTACGCTAAAGTTACCGCCCTGAGTTAACGTAGCTTCTACCGCAAATTTTAACGCTTGCTTGGTTCTTATGGGGTCACCCATATCCATCAACGCAGTCTGTATATAACTGTTAACTGCACTTGTATTGTTAGCATAAAGTTGGTACAAAGCATTAGATTGTGTACCGTAAAGGTTTATTTTTCCAGATAGGGGCGCAGAAGTAACATATTGCAACGTCCCCTGGCTGGTAATAAACCATTTCTTTTCAAAAAACACTGCTTGTATATACCTAGACCCACCAGAACCATAAGGACAGCTGGAGTTAACATAAAAGTTAAATACAGCACAGAGAATGTTATTTAACAATGCCTGACCAGCTGTTATAGGCTTTGTAAAGTCAATATAGGGGAAAATACCATCAAGAGGGTCTGAAATCTTGGTTGTTGTAGAACCTACAAGAGCATATACACCGTAATCGTTCATAAATAACACAGAACGGAAGTACGGAAATATGGCGTAAATACGTTTAGAACCTATAGACGCAGATACGTTGGTATTTGTAAATACAGTTGCGCCCGTAGATGTAACTTGTAAATTAGAAAACACGTTAATAGAGTCATCTCCAAAAACGTATAAAAAGTTGTTAGCAGACAATAATGCTTGTATATTGCCGTGCAAAGTAGAGTCTGTTAAGTTAAAAGCTACTGCAGATACAGAAGTAAAGTCTGTGGGTGATACGGAAGAAGATGCGTAAACTGTACGCCCCGCTGCCACCCAAACTCTTCCTGAAAAAGTTGCCACATCCACAATACCGTTCGTGTTGACAGTAGCAGTAATGTTTGCACCTGTTCCAGAGCCTCCAATACTGACTGTTGGTGCACTTGTATACCCTGACCCTACGTTATTCATAATAACCTGGGTAATAACGTTACCAGAAATGACTGCAGACGCATTTGCTCCTGACCCGCCGCCTCCGCTAAAGGTTACGTAAAGAGAACCGCTAGTGCCGTATCCTGTGCCTCCATTGTTGACTTGCACAGATACCGTACCAGTTGCAAAGGTCACCAGTTGAGCTATTGCTGTAGCGTTAGCACCACCTCCACCAGTAATGGTCACTGTTGGTTGAGAAGTGTATCCACTACCTGCGTTGGTCAAAAGAATACTGCTGACCGTATTAGCTGTTGTAGTGGTTGCTACTGCTGTAGCTTGTTTACCACCTGTTTGATTAGGAACAGAAATAGTAACGTTAGGTGCACTTGTATATCCAGTACCAGGGTTAGTTATTGCAATAACACCCACAGCACCAATAGACACTACGTTATTACCATCCCATGAGTACAAACCCTTAGATGGGTCACCTATAAATACGTTTGTGTTTTGATATTGAGCTGCACTAACACCAGATGATGAAAATGTACCTGCTACCGCAACATTTCCTAAAGTTGAAGTAGCTAAGTCAAAATATTCCATTTGACCGTTAGTTTCTGACGCAATAATGTAGTCATCAGTCACGTTAGCAGATGTTAAATAACTAACCGTGTTAGAAAAAACAACTGCTACATTACCTACGTTTGATACTGCAGATGATGTTGGAGTTATTTTGATGTTGCCAAACCCTATAGGCATGGCATTTTCTATCCAATTAAACTCATCTTTGTCTATAGCAGTGCGGTTAGCTTTGGTATTTAAACCTTTAAACTGCTTAACAATTGCATAAGACTTTTTTTGCTCGGCTGATGCCATCCTCAACCTCCACTACTGTAGGGGTTAGGGATTCTCCTGGTGTATGTACTGTTGAGTACATTTAACACTTTTTTATTGTATTGTTGTTGGAATATTTCAGCCTCTCCATAGCTTTGTTCGTAAAACTTGGCTTTGTAAGCTGCGTAATATTGAATAGCCGTATTCCACGGGTCAATAATTGAATCTACAGTATTGGGTGAAGTTATGGACAATGCAGTTGGCAATATAACTGTGTCCATCTCAATATAGTAAGACTGGTCAGGTACAGGAGCAATGTATATTTGTTGTTGACCGTAAACAGAAAAACAAATAGGTCTGCCTATGTAATTTTGCCAATAACGAAGTTGAGCAGTGAAGTCAGACCAAGGAAGATACCGCATAGGTATACGGCTATTACCCCAATACAGATTGATATTGAGAACATCAACCGTGTTAATTCCGTTAGGTAGTGCAGCAAATGGGATAATTTCAGCATTTTGTACATATAACAAAGTTGCAGTTCCGTCTGCAAATGCTGTAGACGGGGGAAATATGTTTGTTCCTGTTGGGTACGCAGGTGCAGTAGAACCAGACGTTCCAGATGTTTGGTACTGGTAAATGTAAATATTACTAAATACATATTGACCAGCAGATACCGCAGTATTAGCAACCCAGCTTGTGGCTGGTGTGGTATTTGTGTTTGTGCTGTTATACGGATTAGAAGACGTTATTGGAGTAGACGTATTCTGAATGGTACGAAGACACCCAGTATCTCTAACCAACTGGGTTCTGGCTTCGTTGATATAAGTTGTTAGCTGATTCTGCGTCCAAAAGACGTTTGTGGAGTCATGCAACAAATTTTCAACTTGTGTGAGGTAATCATTGAGCGTTGCCATGAAGCATCCATTGTTAAGCTACCCGTTTTTCAGAGGATTTTCCCCCAACGCCTCTTTCAAGACGAAGGGGTACTACGCCTACAGCCGAGGGTAATGAGCTGTTCTGGTTTGGCATATCAACAGTTATTTCAAACTTGTCGAGTAGCTTAAGTCCTTCTTCTAGTTCGCTATGTAGTTTTATCCATCCATAGCGCACTAATATGTGTTCTCTGTCTTCCAGTCTGTACCCAAATAAACGGACTGCGCCATCTATTGGGATACGAACGGGAACATTTTTTTTGAAATCATACATAACACCGTCATAACCAATGGTTAATTCGGTGTTACTACGATTGGTTACAACAACGTACATCAGAATGTAACTACGTCACCATACACTTGTAACGAAGCCGTATTTGAGTTTCCACTCGCAACGTTTACGTTTACATATAAGGCTTGGGTTAAATTTCCTGTAATAGCATTTTTAGTGCTATAGGGCGTTGCAACGGTTAAGTCTTGGTATAAACCCGCAGCAGTTAAATTACTGAGAGCAACGTTGGCAACTACCGCATTACTGGCGTTACCATCATTACTTGTAGTAATAGAAACATAAGCAGCAGAAACGTTACCTGTAGGATTGTTAACCGTAACTCTACGGACAATAACAGAGCCAGAACCTGTAACGTTTCCAGAGTTTGTCAAACCACCATTCAAGATTGGTATGGTAACTACAGCGTTAGCTACAGTTGCCAATGATACTGAGGTGGCAGAACCAATACGACCACTCCCAAACGAATCCAGGTAATACTGACTGACTGAATCGGGATTAGCCATTTGTTACTCCTTAAGATGCGTTGTAAGTACCAGAAACAGTCTGACCACCAGATACGGTCAACAATGTGACTGTAGCATTGGTTACAGAAGAGTTTGCAAACACGTTAACACCGTCAGAAATAATCATGCCACCAGTGTTGTTCGCAAGAACAGTAGAAACTGCAGTGATGTTACCGTTTGTGTTAACAGCAGATGTAGCTTGAATAGTTACGTTAGCTGTTGGGAACACAATGTACATACCAGCAGGAACTACGTTTCCAACAGTAGTTGCAGGTGTAGTCGTAATTGTTAAATACGCACCAGGCGTATTAGCAACTGCGTTTGCAAGGATAATTTTATTT